TTGTGAATGAGCTTGGTCAAGCAACCCTGTCAGCAATTAGTTCTACTGCCAGACAGGTTGGCCGAGCACCGGGCACTATCGCGAAGGCCCTCTACCACCTTAAACAGGCGGGTCCGAGGGAGATAGCAAACCGTTTCTTCAACGGCGACACGCAGATCCTTGAGAAAGTGATCCAAGCGTGGTTAGTGTATCAGTTGGGACTCAAACCCCTCGCCAAGGATGTATATGACAGCGAGGTGTACTTGCGCAGTCAGGTGGACCAAGACTACTATCACTTAGATGTGACGGTACGTGGAGGGGCATCGGATGAAAATGACGTGACGCTTTCCCATAACACATGGGGGGTGAACCAGGGGACGTATTACATCTCTGGCGTGTACCGGCAGTCTTGCGGTATACATTACGCCTGTAAGTACAGGATTCCAACGCAAGCAAACATGTCACAACAACTCGGGATTAACAACCCCGCGTATGTGGCGTGGAATCTGGCGAGACTAACATGGGTGATAGATAAGGTCGTCGACATCGGCGGCTGGCTGCATTCATTCATGGCAGCTCAAGGGACCTCTTTCATCGAGGGAACGAAGAGCGAGATCCGCCGCACCAGTTTGCTGCGCCTGGTTGATGAAAGCGAAGACCACCTCGGGTGGGGGGCACTCTCAGGGCTAAACCCCTTGAATCCTCCACTCGTACAGGTTGAGCACTTTAATCGGGATGTATTGAATGTGGGTGTAATGCCCTCCTTCATGCCTGGTGTTAAGAACAAAATGGGACTTGTGCAGCTCGCAAGTACTGTCGCAGCGCTGACAACCTTGTCGGCGTCACGGGTCAAATGGCCCAACCCTGGAATCATCTAGATTCTATCTAAAGGACACCAAGAATGTCTACCATCGTGCTTGACTCGCTGAACTACGTTGGCGAGGGCCTCTTGAACGGCATCAGCCGGTTTGTCGAACGCTCTGCTGGCGTGGCGCGGTTCTTCCGCGTCCTCACCAACAGCGTGAACTACAACAAGACGTCCGAAAGGACGAACGTGAAGTGGAAGTTGGTACTTCCCTTCCCGTCGGCCACCCCGGAAGAGTGTCCCTGTGACGGAACAATCCCGTACGCGGATACGATCGTGAACATCGACATTCGTGTTGATGGTCGCGCTCCCGTGGCATACCGCGAAGACATCGTGGATGCGATCCAGAGTCTCGTTGCGACGGCCCAGTTCACCGGGTCGATCGAAGCGCTCACTCCAGGCACCTGACCTCTGTCCTAGACAAGTCACACCACAAGGATCAAAAACCATGAAGTCGGTGAAAACCTCAGGTTTCACAAGAGGCACGCGCAGCCCTTACCGGACAAAGTCCTGGAGCTGCAAGGACCAGGCAGGCCACCCGGCCCGTCCTCCCTTTGTGCCACTCTCGCGGTCAAAGCGGAAAGTATCCCGCTTGCATCAGGCAATTCAGTCTGCATTTCCAATGCATGACTTGCGTGCCCTTTCAAGTTCGACTATGGATGAATATCTCCGAGTTGCGCTTGGTTCCTCTGATAGTAGGACCATGAAGGATAACTACCTTCTGGCCTCTGTGTTCAAGAGGTATCAATCCGTTGACACCGATAATGTGGAGGCGAGAGTCTCTGCTGCCATCGATAAGTTGATGGAGAGTGAGGTCAGATGTGCAGAAACGAACCGGGTCTTCGCGGGCGGTCTTGACAGATCGAACGCGCGGATTCCGATGAGTTACCTGCCGCTGCTTGCACGGGCGAGGAAGCATGTGTCCCGTATACTCGACCGGTTTCGACTGGACGAGTTGCCTACAGCATGTAACTTCACACCTGGTGCGACGACGGAGTTTACCCGGAAATCAGGGCAGCTCCATAACAAGTGGTCCAAAGCGAC